TATAGCAACTTTAACTATAAAGTAGGTCGGAGTCTACTCTTCCGACTCTATTTCAAGGTCAGGCCGTGTGTATAGCAAAAAGTTACATCATAAAGTGTGACATTAGGTACTTAATTAAGTAAATAGTAGGCTAACGTCGCACTTTTTTGTTAGGTTATTCCATAGGATCCGCCATAGGTCCGATGTATATAGTATCATTCTTAGTAAACTCTAGCATTATAGCTGAGTGATCCATAGGTATTGATTCTTCGTCATCATTCCAGATTATAACTTGATCTTTACGGACCTCTTCCACGCCACTCGTGTATAGCACCCACGCAGTTCCTATTGATCCGAATGTTATACCTAGTATTGTTCCTAGATATAGATTTTTAAACTCTTTATTCATGTTATTTGTTTTTAGATTCATTATTATTATCGTTTGTACTTCGTATTTTGATTGTAGAAGAGGCCTATTCGACCTCAACTACATCCAAGTTTGTTACTTGAGCCAAGTGTCTAACATTACTTGGCATATCAGTTGATTGTGACCAATACTCTCGTTTGATCCAACAAGGCATTATAGATAACTTTGGTAACATTATCTTTAATACTTCATCATGGTTGTAAGTTATTCTTTGATTCTTGTTATTAACGAATGTTATTACTTGATTACGTCCGAGCCAAGACTTCCGTACTACAAAGTTAGCTCGTTCGATCGGTGGATAGATCAAAGCCAGATCTTCCGGACTTAGTTTGGATATGGCCTCAGAGATTAATTCTTTTGAAGTTTTTACTACTTCTACAACTTCTACAACTTCTACTTCTTTTTTAAATTTGTTCATGATTTTTAGTATTTATTTGATTATTATTAGATTCATGTTTATTATCAACTACTCGTCGTGTTGAGATTGTAAGTTAGTTTCGTCTTGAGTTAAGAAACTTTTGAACATTTCAATCTCTTGTCTTCTTTGTTCTAGTGTCATCATAGTCATTGTTGTTAATGTTGTTATTTTGTTACTTACATCTATATTATCATTTACTCTTCGTGTTTAGATTGTAAATAAATATATATACCATCAAATGCTATACACTACGTGTTGCTCCGTGCTGCCACGAATGCACGCGTCAACTCTAAGACGTCAAATCATGATTAGCTGGATGTAATAGGTTAACTAGTTAGTTATCGATCCTGGTCAACCGAAAAGGCAAACTCATTTCCATGAAACTGGAATATGGTGGGGGACCCGGTAAAACCAAAGTCGTTTTCCTTTTGGGGCTGTCTCCTAGGAATGCGTATATAACCCGTTGTTTATATATTCATAATATAATTTTTTTTTAAAAACCCGTTACTTATATATTTATAATACAATTAATTTTGAACCCGTCATTTATATTTTTTACAATGTGTCGTATATTACTCAGTATGATTGATTTTGTGTATTATATGACGCGTTATATTTTATATTTCGATATGAGATATGGATTCTAAAGTGTGACGTTTGGTAGTTATATATAATAGTAGTAGGCTAATGTCACACTGTAAAACACTGTAATAATACGTAAGTATATAGATATAATAAAAGTTACTATTATGGCATTTGAATTAAAGAATCAATCACCTTTATTGAAGCAGAATTTATCTCCTTTAGCGGCTAAGAAAAAAGCGGCTAGAGATCTTGCTTATGCTAAAACTGATGATAGGAGAATTAAGAAGGCACACTCACAGAGAATGCATCGTAAAGATCCTAGAGGTAAAGGTATGGACTATGATCATGAGGATGGTAGATTTGAGAGTGTCAAGCAGAACAGAGGTAATGAAGGTGAAGGAACTAAAAGAGAGAGTGGTAAGAAATATAAGATAAAAGACTGATGGCTACGCAGAAATTTATGGGTAAGGGTCAGTTGATTAATAGATTGGCTGCTCAGGTTGGTAGTAAGGAACTTGCTATTAAATTACTTAAGAAGAGAGGTCAATTGACAGAGGGCGGTAATCTTACTGCCGAAGGTAAAGCAAGTAATAATATGACTGCTGAGGAACGTGCTAAGGATAGAGCTTCTAAAGCGACTGGTGAACCTAAAGGTAATTTCAGTTATGACCCGGTTACAAATAGAACAAGAAAGTTAAATAGAAAGAAATAATTTATGGAAAATATAGGAGGACCTGTTGCAAATAAGTTTGATTCAGCAGTACCTAAAAAATCCGCAAGAGCTACTAGAACATCACGCAAAAGTAATAGTTCTGAATATAAAGGATTATCTACTGAAGGTAAGATAAATAAGTTTTTGGGTGATCCAAAAGGGAAAGCAGTAAAAGATTCAGATATAAACCCTGATGAAAATTTTATAGATAACATTAGACATGCTTCTGCTGGAAGATATACTCAGGAAGCTATTTCTAGTAGATTTGGTGGGGGTGTTACTGGTACAATAGCTGGTTTAGTTGGTTCTAACTTAATGGGTGCTGCTCATGAGTTTAGAGCAATAAGAAAAGATAAGAGACCCTTAGGTACGAAGTTAAGAGAATCTGGAGAAGATATGTTTAACAATGCTGCTGGGTCCGTTGTTGGTTCATTACCTACTAGTGCAAAATCAAAAACACAAACTATATATAAATTATCATTTGGCAATATACTAGCCGACGGATATGTTTCTACGCCTAAAGGTAAAAAAGCGGGGTTGTCTGATAATTTGTATTTTAAGGATGAAAAAGGAATTGTAAATAAAAAATACTAATAATATGAACACAAAAGGTATTGGTCCACAAGGTTTAGGTACAAGTAAGAATAAAGGATATACAATAGGAGAAGCTCGTAATAGTCCAGCTAAAAAACTAAATGACTTAAGTGGTGATGGTAAAGTTACGCAAAAAGATGTTTTAATTGGTAGAGGTGTATTGTCTGCTAAAAGCCCATTAAAGCAAACAGTAAAAGATGCATGTTACAAAAAGGTTAAAGCTTCTTACGATGTTTTTCCTTCCGCGTATGCTAGTGGCGCTATCGCTAAGTGTAGAAAGAATAAAGGTAAATAATACCATGATACGCAAAACAGAAAAAGGAGCATCGTTAAAAAGATGGTTCAAAGAAAAGTGGACAGATGAAAAAGGCAACGAATGTGGTTCCACTAAAAATAAGAATACAAAAGCATGTAGACCATCAGTCAGAGTAAGTGGCGATTCGCCTAAACCTTGGAGGGAGATGTCAGCATCGGAAAAAACAAAAGTAGTATCAGCAAAGAAGAAAGTTGGTATGGGAAATAGAAGATCAAGTAAAAGTAACGTATCATAAATAATAAACATGGGATCAATATTATCAAAACATATTACATCGGGGAGTTGCAGTTGCGGTTGTGAGGCATCCCCTCTTAAGAAAACAGCAGCATGGACACGCAAGGAGGGTAAAGATCCAAAAGGTGGATTGAACGCTAAAGGCGTTGCTAGTTATAGGAGAGAAAATCCAGGGTCAAAGTTGCAAACAGCTGTGACAAAAAAACCATCAGAATTAAAGGATGGTAGTAAAGATGCAAAGCGTAGAAAATCATTCTGCGCTAGGATGTCTGGTATGCCAGGTCCTATGAAGAAACCAAACGGAGAACCAACAAGAAAAAAATTAGCACTAGATAAGTGGAACTGTTAATAATAAATAAACAATGGCAATAAACTATAGTTATCCAATAGGTAACCCCGCAACAGGTGATACGTTAATAGGTTCTAAGAATATGGGAGAAGAAGGTATGATCACTAAATCTTTTACGATTGGTGATATACTAGCCCTTGGCAATGGTGCAGTTGGGCCGCAAGGGCCTGTTGGACCACAAGGACCTCCTGGTACAGTATGGCAAGGAGAGTGGATAACTGACGGTGATTATCTTGTAAACGACGCCGTAAGTTACGACGGTTCCTCTTATATTTGTGTTTCACCAGTTGAAGGTTCGGATACACCACCTGATAGTGATCCTGCTAATTGGGATTTACTAGCTGAAAAAGGAGATATTGGGCCGGCTGGTCCTCAAGTTTCTCAGATACCTTTTAGTTTTAAAGCTAACAATACAGGGACTACAGCGTTGCCTACTGATTTTACTTTTAGAAGTCCTGGAGTGCAAACCTTAGCAGACACGCCAACTTTCTCTGACGACCAAACGCCTACCGGGACTGTTGGTAAATTCTATGACTGGCAACAAGTCGGTAACTTAGTCACTATAACTATATGGGTTGAATATGCTACGTGGTTAGTTGAGACGGGTGAGTGGATAAGATTTAATCTACCGTCAGATATGCCAAGTCCAATGATGCCTACTGGGTTTTCAGGATCTAATAGAGTAGTATATACTGGAGTAGGTTCGGCTTATACAACCGACAGTAGTATAGTACAAACTGTAGGGGCTCAGACAATGAGCTTATTGAGGGTCAATGGTTCTTCAGAACCGTTAGGCTTCCATTTTCTTATTCCCTATACTATAGATGCTGGAGATCCTTTTAAAGTGTTTAGAATGACACTACAATACTTTACAGCATAATAATACACGCATCGACAAAAACTATATATGGCAATAGCTAATTCGTATTTTAATAACTCACCGATAACAGATTCAGATATATTCGTAGGTACTAAGTATGCTACGAATAGAACTGTAAACTATACGGCACAAAGTATTGCTGATTATCTAAACGTCAATGCTAGAATATCCATAAGTGGACAATTAACATTTAAGTTTACCATTTTACCAAACGTAGCGAAAACAATTGCTTTTGAGAACGGTGGTGGAGATGGTAGACTTTTTTCATCTATAGATAAACTTATAGTCTCTATATTAGATGCCGGAGGCAGTAACGTTACAGTATTCTTAGATTACTTAAAGGATAGTGAAATACTACTTGCTGAGCAAAACCAGCCAAACTCGTTTGGGCATTACAAAGTAACTGACTATGTTATTACTGCTAATACAAACTTCTACGAACTAAGTTTAGAATACATCGGAGGAAATGGTAATATATATAAAGATGTATATTACGATATAACTCCTTGGGCAAGTTCTGGAGCATCTGGAATACCAAATCTTCAGCAAGTAACTGATGAAGGTGCAATAACAACAAATACTATAACAGTAACCGACACTGTTGCTGGTAAAAGAACTGAATTAAGAGATTTAGGGGTTATATTATATGATGAAGATTTGTATCCTGGCGAAGAATCTGCAGCATTTCTAGTTGGTCAATTATATTTAAGGGATATGAAAGGACAACCGCAAACTAATATTGCGTTAGTGGTTGACTCTGAAAATCCTTATAATATAAACATGCAATTTAATAGAAATAATAAACGTGTTTCTTTAACATTGCCTACTACTTTAAACGCTAATGATACTGGTCTATTATTACCAAGTAAACCAACAAGTGGATTTTATACACTTGCAACACTAGACGATATACCATCTCTCACTGGATATGTTCAAACTTCGAGAACTTTAACAATAAATAGTATATCATATGATTTAAGTTCTAATAGAAGTTGGAGTGTTGGTGATTTGTTATCTTCAGGAAGTTACGCTAATCCTTCTTGGATTACATCCCTAGCTTATAGTAAATTAACTGGAACGCCTACTATACCGACTGTAGGTACTTGGGGAACTTTAAACTACCCAACCTGGGTTTCAGGAACACCATTTGTGAAAATGACTGCTGCTGGTACATTTGCTCTTGATACAAATACATATTTAACTACAGCTGTTACATCTGTAGATTTATCAATGCCTAGTGCTTTTATAGTTTCAAATAACCCAGTTACTACAAGTGGTACATTAACTGTTATAGGAGCAGGTTTAGTATCTCAATATATTAGAGGTGATGGTAGTTTAGCTAATTTTCCAACTTCAAGTGGTGGCGGTTCTTCATTATCATTTTATCTTAATGGTTCAGTTTCACAAGGCACATTTGGAGGAGTTGCATTTAAAGAAATGGATAGAACACCAATTCTAGGTGCAGGTACAGATTTTACAATAAATGCAAATGGTTATATTCAATCATTTATTACAGATGCAGGAGTACCAAATCAATTAGAGATACCAGCAGGAAATTGGAATTTTGAAACCTATTTTAGTGCTTCAAGTGGTGGAGGTTCGCCATCATTTTACGTTGAGTTATACAAATGGGATGGTACAACTTTAACATTAATTGCTAGTAATTCAGCAAATCCAGAAGGAATAACAAATGGTACTGTTACAGATTTATATGTAAGTGCTTTAGCAGTTCCACAAACTGCTTTATTAGCAACTGATAGACTAGCAGTTAGAATTTACGTTACACATAGTGGTAGAACAATTAAATTGCATACAGAAGATAATCATCTTTGTCAAGTAATAACAACTTTCTCAACTGGACTTACTGCATTAAATGGACTTGCTGCACAAGTACAGAATTTTGCAGTAGATACAACAGGAACTGATTTTGCAATATCTTCTACAGGAACAACACATACATTTAATCTACCTACAGCATCTGCTACAAATAGAGGAGCTTTAAGTTCTGCGGATTGGACAACATTTAATAATAAGCAAACTGACCTTTTTGAGTTTAATACAAAACAAGGTTTTTATTTCTTTGAAGATTTTTTAGGAAATCCAGCAAATAGCAATACAAATACAATGGGTATTTCAACTAGTGCTAGTGGTGTTGGAGCAGTTTGTATTCCTAATACAACATACCCAAACAGAACAAACCAACAAGGTGTTATGCAAATGGGTACTGGTACAACAGCAATTGGAGCATCCGCAATAAGACTTGGAGATAATAATAGTACCACTCATTATTTAGGAAATGGAGTTTATACAATGCAGTTTTTTATAAATATTGAAACATTATCAACACTAAGTGAAAGATTTTATTTAATAATAGGTTCAACAACAACTGGTAATTTTGCTAATACTAATGGAATATTTTTTATTTATGATGAGGGTGTAGGTACTTACGGTGCAGCAAGTCCAAATTTTAAATGTGTAACAAGAAGTGCGCTTATAGGAACAACAACAATTACAAGTGTACCAGTAGTGGCTTCACAATGGTATGTGTTAAAAATTGTAATTAATGCTAATGCAACAAGTGTTGAGTTTTTTATAGATGGAGTATCAGTAGCTACTCATACAACAAACATTCCTACATTAATTACTCCAAGAGTAACTATGCAAAAAACTATAGGTTTAACAAATAGAAATGCATTTTGTGATTATTTTTTAGTTAAACAAACTTACACAACACCAAGAACATGATAAAATATAGATATACCTTAGGAAATACAAGTATTGAAACTTTAAATTTGAATGATATTCCAGAAGGAATTATATACGAAACAATAGATTTCGCGATAGAAGTTGAACAAGAACCGCCACTACCACCACTAGTAAATGATATTATAGTAGATTTGATTATAAAACAAATTGAAACAATGACAGAGCAAGAAAAGATTGATTTATTACAAAACTTATTAAATTAGATATGAATTTTTTTTACGAATATTGGCAAACTATTATAGGAACATTAGCGGCTCCAGTAGCGTGGTTTTTTGGCGGTAGAGCAAAACAACGTCAGGACTCTGTAAGTACAATGAAAACAATGTATGATGACTTCCTAATGGTTTACAAAAACCGAATGGATGAAGTTATGGCGGAAGGAGTTGAAATGAAAAAACACATCCTTACTCTACAAACAGACTTTAATAATATTCAAATGAGTTATGCTAAAGAAGTAGAGAAGTCACAAAACTGGGAAAAATTACACAGAGTTTTAACAGACAAATATAATGAATTAGCAAAAGACCACGAACAATTAAAAGGTTTATATTCTAAATTAAAAGAAGATTTTGACAAACATAAAAGAGCAGCAAAATGAATAATATAAAAATTGATTTTAAATATATAATAATCGCTGTATTAGTATCAATTATACTGGTTATGAAGGCATGTGATAACCATATAGAAACTATAGATGAACCTATAGTACTCACTAAATATGATACTGTTTGGAAACATACACACGATACTATAATTAAAAAAGTAAATGTTGTAAAAATTATCCATCCTAAAGAACCAGTATTCTTACCGGGAGATAATATAGATACTTGCAAGTCAAGATTTAATGAATTAGCTAAAGAGTATACAGCAAAATTAGTTTACTGTGATACAATTAAATTAGATAGCATAGGAATTATAACAGTGGTTGACACAGTTAGTTATAATAAAATTAAAGATAGAAAGTACATAAGAAATTACAAAATACCTCTTGTTACCAAGACAACTACAATTATTAAACCGACTGATCCTAAAAGACAATTGTATTTTGGTGGTAATTTATTTGGAAACAATAGAAATCTACAATCTATATCACCAGGAATTATTTATAAAGATAAGAAAGATAGAATTTTTCAAGCCAATGTTGGTTTGAATTTTGATGGACAGATTATATATGGAATAGGTACATATTGGAAAATAAAGTTTAAAAAATAATAAATTATGGTTACAAGTAAACAATGTTTAGAAAAGTGGGGTGATCCTACAACGCCTGAAGGAGAAAGCAATTATATGACTATGTGGGATGTTCCTTCTAATCTTGAGATTAGTGTAATACCTAAAAAACTTTATTGTAATAAAGCAATGGTTGGCCCTTTAACCAAAGCGTTCACAAACCTTATTTCAACAGGATATATTAAAGAATTAAAGACTTGGGACGGATGTTTTAACGTTAGAAAAATGAGAGGACTAGGAGCACAATCATTACACTCTTGGGGTATAGCAGTAGACGTTAATGCAGCTTGGAATGGTCTTGGTCAAACTCCAAAACTAACTCCTGAATTTGTAAAATGTTTTACAGACGCTGGGTTTGATTGGGGTGGTTTATGGTCACGTAAAGATGGTATGCACTTTCAATTAAATAAAATATAAAATGGCAAAATCTACAAACACAATTGCAAAAAAAGTTTCAAAAAGTATAAATAGACCAGGTATACATGCTAAATCTAAAACTTCTACTTTAAAAGCAAGTAAAAATTATAAAAAGTTATATAAAGGTCAAGGATAAGTAAAAAAAGTCTAAAGCGAGTAATATATAAACTATATAAATTTAATCAAATAAAATCATGTCAGACGCTATAGTCAAGAATTTAAGTTTCGGCAAAGAAGCAAGTAATAAAGTATTTGCTGGTATAGAGAAGTTATCAAAAGCGGTAAGTTCAACATTAGGAGCAAGTGGTAAATGTGTTCTGTTAGAAGATTCTACAGGTAAACCAGTAATCACAAAAGACGGTGTAACAGTTGCTGATTCAATTATATTGTTAGATCCTGTAGAAAATATGGGTGCAACATTACTAAAAGAAGCAGCTAGAAAAACCGTTAGAGAAGCAGGAGACGGTACAACTACAGCCACTGTTTTAGCACACGCTATATTACAGAATGCTTATAAAGTTGAAAATCCTGATACAAGAAAAATAAAAGAAGGTATTAACAAGGCTGTAGATAATGTTGTAAAATACTTAGAAGATATGTCTGTTATTGTAGATGACAATATGTTAGATCATATTGCTACTATATCTACTAACAATGATCCAGAACTTGGTAAACTAGTTGGTGATGCTTTTAGAGCTGTTGGTAATACTGGCATTGTAATGATGGAAACTTCATCAGATGCGGAATGTAGTTTACAATTGGTTGAAGGAGTGCAATGCTCAATGGGTTTAACAAACTCGCACTTTGTTACTAACCATAAGAATAAGACCTCAGAACTTGATAATCCTTTAGTATTATTAGTTGAGTCGCCAATTGAAAATGTACGGCAAATACAGAAAGTATTAGAATATGTTATAAAGAATAATAGATCTTTATTGATTATTGCCGATATGGAACAAATAGTATTATCTACATTGGCAATGAATAAGTCAAAAGGTAATATAAAAGTTAATGTTATTAATGCACCAACGTATGGTATTAATAGAAAAGAAATCTTTGATGATCTTGCGCTATTAACTGGGGCTACATTAATAAATGAGGATCTTGGTGATGATTTAGATCTTATAGATCCTATGATGCTTGGAACATGTTTTAAAAGCGTAACAAACCACGAAGAAACCATATTGCATGTCGGTGAAGCAAATGAAGAGGTATTAGATATAATTAATGATATTAAGAAATCATTATTAGAAAAGAATAATAGTGGCACTACTATAAAACTAGAAAAAAGATTAGCTAGATTAACAGCAAAAATATCTGTAGTTAAAGTAGGTGCTAATTCAGAAATAGAATTAAAAGAAAAAGCAGATAGAATTGAAGATGCCATTTGCGCAACCAAGGCAGCGATTAAAGAAGGTATTGTACCAGGAGGAGGAATTGCTTTATTAAATGCTTCTCACAATATAGATACCTTCTCACTTGGAGAAGAAATATTGCTAGATTCTATTAGAGCGCCATTTAAAACTATATTAGACAATGCTGGAATAGAAGAGGTTCCGATGAAAGTTATATCAAGCATTGGGTATGGTCTTAATGTTATTACTGGTGAAACAGTAGATATGATTAAGGCGGGAATTATTGATCCATTGCTTGTTACAAAGAGCGCCTTAAAAAACGCTGCTTCTGTTGCTACAACAATACTTTCAACTGACTGTATAATTAATAACTTAAGAGCATAATGAAAGCAATAGGTAAGTGTTTAATTATAGAAAAAGTAAAAGAAGGTACAACCAAAACTAAGGGTGGTTTAATGCTAGCTGAGAACCAAAGAGAAGATATTAGATATATAGAAGCTAAGGTATTATCTATTGGAGAAGAAGTGGTTGGGGTTAAAGAAGGCGATATGATATTTTACGATAGGCACGCTGGTCATAAAATTGAAATAGAAAAAGATACATATCATGTTATACGTTTAGGCGATGTAGTTGTTGTATTATAATGAGACTAGAAGCTTCAGATATTAAAGACATTGGGCTATTAAAGCATTATAGAATAATTAGAAGATGGGCTTGTAGAAATAATGATTTAACGGATTCTGATTTAGAACTCCTTATTTATTTTGATTGTTTAGACTTTTTTTCAAAACATGATTATGAAATAGGTACTTATGCATATAGTTGGGACAACAAACGCTGGAACAAGTTATTAAAAGAGGGTTGGATTGTGGTTTGGAGAAATAGAAACCACACAACTCAAAAATATAATATATATAAAGTTTCATTTAAGTGCAAACAACTAATAAGCAGAATGTACCGTATAATGCTTGGTAAAGAAGATATACCAACAAGTTATAGGAATACAATGACAACAAGTAAACGATATTCTGATATTGTTGGATTAACCGCTATAGAACATGTAAATAACGATAAAACAAGAAATAAAAATGATTAACAATCAAATAACCCCTACGCCTATTAGTCCAAAAGCTATGTCAAACCAAAACACCATTAAAAATATATTTGGCCAATCAATGCCTGGCACTTTCAATAGGAATTTAGATCCAAGTCAAAATTCGGTACCCACTGATCCATTGACTGGTCAAATTATAGATCCAACTGCAAGTCAAAGTATTGATATGCCGGTTCCACCACCTACTGGAGTTCAAACACCTATAACTCCGGCATACGGAATAAATAATTAACATTATGAATTTAAACATTAAAAAACATCCAATGAATATTTACGATAAAGAAGCAGCTTTATCTGGAGTTGGTGCTAATGCTTTATGGAACGGCCCGTTTAATACTACTGGCTTTCCAAAAGGTAAAGGCTCAAGTAACGGAAAGAACGGCATTATATTAAATAATGATAAACCATCTTACAATGGATCTCCTATAACGCAAAGAGCTAAAAATAAATTTTAAAACAAATACAATGCCGGATCCTAAAAAGAAAAAATTACCCGTTAAAGAAAAACCGCATCAAACAAGCGACATGATTGGTTTGCCTCCAGAAGTTATTAAACAACAAAAGCAAACAATGAAAGAAGCTTCTAGCGGCCCTAGATATAAAGAAACAAGAAGAGGTACATATATCTCAAGTTCAACCCCCTTAAAACAAGAAAAAATGAAAGCTACAACAAGCAAAATGAAAAGCGCAGGAGCAAAACCTAAAATGAGTTCAGCAACCATGCCTAAAAAACCAATGGCAGGTAAAAAAATGAGTCCGGCTAAAATGAAAAACTGTTAATAAATAAACCTAAATAACTAAAACAAAAACAATGGCAAAGTACATTCAAATTCCAACTACAGTAGCTGGATCTCCAAACATTTTATTTAACACAGATATGGTTAGTTCTGTTCTTTACTTGACAGCTACCACTTTCGCTGTGTATGCTGAATCAAAATCATTCACATTTACAACTAGTGCCGCTGGTGCTGCTGGAACTGTTGCAGCTATTTACAAAGCTATGTTAGCTGTTAACGGACCTGTTCTTAAAGACGTAGAACTACCTACCGGAGTTACTATTGCGGCTTTACCTGTAGTAGCATAATAATTAATTATTATTCCCCTATAGAGTAATTTATAGGGGATTTAATAATATTAAAAACAAAAGTATGGCATTTAAAATGACTGGTCCGCCTTATGATATTGACAATACTCCTATCTATAGTACAGATATGGATGATAATATTCTTGGTATGGCACAGTCAAATGGGTCTATACTAATAAATAAAAACGCTTCTCCTTTAGAAGTAAAGAAAAGCAAAACTGTAGAACACGAGAAAGTACACATCGATCAAATGAAACGAGGTGACTTAAATTACACAGATTCTCACGTTATATGGAAAAACAAGAAGTATTCACGTAATACTATGAAAGAGGGGTCTAAAAGTTTGCCTTGGGAAAAAGAAGCTTATAAAAAACAAAACAAAAAAAACAATTAAATGGAATCTACAAACAAAATTAAACAAGAACAATTAGAGACTATTAGAACTCAGCAAAGAGAACTTAACACTACGTTAACTAACATCGGAGTTTTGGAATCACAAAAGCATAGTCTATTACACGAGTTAGCAAACTTAAATAAATCTATTGATGAATTTAAGTCTGAACTTTTTACTGAATACGGCAATGTTAATATCAACATAGAAGACGGTTCTTATACAGAAATGGAAACAAAATCAGAACCAGAAACAACAGAGGAATAATGGACTCTGTAATTAGAAAGATAAGTATAGGGTCTGATTATAAAAATGAAGCAATGCATTATTCATTGGGTCAACAAGTATATGGTGGTCACGAGATAACTCACATCCTATTAGATCCAGCGGATTGCTCCTACTATATTTATATAAAGAAGAATGACGAAGTAATGCCGTGGAAGAAGTTTAATTCTAACATGGCTATCTCCGTTGAATATGATTTAGAATATTAATGAAAAGTATATTTAGTTTTATTGTTAAACCCGTTGGAGAACGATATAACAATAAAGTGAAAGTCGGAGATAAAGAACTTATACTAAATACCAGAATAGAAAGCTTTAAATCAGTTAATAATATAGCTGAGGTAGTTTCAGTACCATTAGCTTATTCAACAGTTATAAAAGAAGGTGATCTAGTTGTAATACATCACAATGTATTTAGAAGGTTCTACGATATAAAAGGCAAGCAGAAGGATAGTAGATCATATTTTATGGACGATTTATATTTTTGTGATATAGATCAAATATATTTATACAAACACAACGCTGAGTGGAAATCATTTGGCAATAGATGTTTTATAAATCCAATAAAAAATATAGATCATTTAAAGTTAGATAAAGAGCAAAGCCTTATTGGTATATTAAAATACGGAAATAGTTCCTTAGAAGCGCTTAAAATAAACGAGGGAGACCTTGTTGGTTATACTCCTGGTGGAGAATTTGACTTTATTATAGATGGTCAACGTCTTTATTGTATGAAATCTAATGATATTGTAATTAAATATGAATATAAAGGAAACGAAGCAGAATATAATACTAGCTGGGCACAAAGCGGTACTTGAGTTGATTAAGGTTGCTGAAGAAGCAATTCTAGACAACGGTGAAGATGATTTAAGTGCCGACAAATTAAAGAATGCTGCAGCTACTAAAAAGTTAGCAATATTTGATGCGTTTGAGATTTTAAGCAGAATACAAGAGGAAGAAAAACTTTTAGTTGAAGGCGAGAAAGAAATAGAAGCAAAAGTATTTAAAGGGTTTGCAGAAGGGAGGTCTAAATAATGTACGAACAAACTTTGTATAATATTGTACCTAACTATGTAAAGTCTAGCGTTATAAAGCAAAACAACAGATTAAAAAAATGGAAGTATGGGTATAATAAGGACCATGATATGGTTATTATTAGCAAGACTGGAAAGATTGGCGAGATCATTGAAATCCAAAATCTAAAAATAGCTTTACCATTAATAGAAAATGTTTATTCAAGATCTAAGAATAAAGAGGAGCAATACTGGGCTCAAATGGAATTTCCTAAGGAACTAAGTAAAATTAAAAGCACATTTGATTGGGATAAACAAACAGATGCGTTTAAAGATAGATGGTATGATTACATTGACAATGAGTTTAAATACCGCGAAGAGGGATTAGCTTTTTATAACAATGGCATACCAACATATATAACAGGCACTCACTATATGTACTTGCAATGGAGCAAGATAGATGTTGGCGCACCAGATTTTAGAGAATCAAACAGACTGTTTTTTATATTCTGGGAAGCCTGTAAAGCTGATCAAAGATGTTATGGAATGTGCTATTTAAAGAATAGACGTTCTGGATTTTCCTTTATGTCTTCTGCAGAATTAGTTAACCAAGCCACTATATCAAGTGATTCAAGATTTGGTATATTGTCAAAAGCTGGGGCTGATGCAAAAACAATGTTTACCGACAAAGTTGTTCCTATCTCATTAAACTATCCTTTCTTTTTTAAACCTATCCAAGATGGTATGGATAGACCAAAAACAGAGTTGGCATATAGAGTACCGGCTTCAAAGTTTACAAGAAAAAAATTAGATAGTAAAGAGAACCAAGGTGAACTTGAAGGACTTGATACAACAATTGACTGGAAGAATACTGGAGATAACTCTTATGATGGTGAAAAGCTAAAACTTTTAGTACATGATGAGAGTGGTAAGTGGTTAAAGCCAGATAATATTTTAAACAACTGGAGAGTTACTAAAACTTGTTTAAGATTGGGTAGTCGGATTATTGGTAAGTGTATGATGGGATCAACATCGAATGCTTTAGATAAGGGAGGTGAAAACTTTAAAAAACTATACTACAATTCCGATGTCACAAAAAGAAACCGCAATGGACAGACTAGTTCAGGATTATATAGTTTGTTCATACCTATGGAATGGTCGTACGAGGGATTCATTGATACTTATGGGATACCTGTGTTCGATACTCCAAAAAAACCCATTAAAGGTGTAGATGGTAATGAAATTGAATATGGTGTTATAGAGCATTGGCAGAACGAAGTTGATGGTTTAAAAACAGACCAAGACGGTCTTAATGAATATTATAGACAGTTTCCAAGAACTGAACAACACGCTTTTAGAGATGAAACAAAACAATCATTATTTAATCTTACTAGAATATACGAGCAGATAGATTATAATGAAGATTTAAGAAACAATGATATTGTAACACGTGGAAGTTTTCAATGGGAGAACGGTATACCAGACACTAAAGTTGTATTCTATCCAAATAAAGACGGTAGATTTCTTATTTCATGGGTTCCACCTATTCAATTACAGAATAATGTAATGATTAAAAATGGGTTGAAATATCCGGGTAATGCACACTGCGGAGCCTTTGGATGTGACCCTTACGATATATCAGGAGCAGTCGGTGGCGGCGGATCAAATGGTGCATTGAGTGGATTAACTAAATTTTCTATGGATGATGTTCCTCCTAATAGATTCTTTTTAGAATATATAGCTAGACCGCAGACAGCTGAGATATTTTTTGAGGAGGTATTAATGGCATGTGTATTTTACGGTATGCCTATACTTGCGGAGAATAACAAACCTAGATTACTGTTTCATTTTAAAAGGAGAGGATATAGAGGTTACTCTATGAATAGACCGGATAAAGAATGGAATAAACTGTCTATAACAGAAAAAGATATTGGAGGAATACCAAATTCAAGTGAAGACATAAAGCAAGCACACGCGTCAGCAATTGAGTCTTATATAGAAGATTTTGTTGGATTAAGAGAAGATGGTTATGGCGATATGTATTTCAATAAGACTTTAAATGACTGGGCTAGATTTAATATTAATGACAGAACAAAACATGATGCTTCGATAAGTTCTGGGTTAGCGATAATGGCATGTAATAAAAATAGATATGCTCCTTCTGCTCCATTGATTAGACAAGTTTATAATTTAGGAATTAAAAAATACGATAATACAGGTTCTTCATCAAAAATACATAATTAATGAATATATATACAAATACGAATAGCGCTTTTCCGAGTCAAGTAGTTAGTGATGCTGAAAAAGCATCTATGGAATATGGGCTACAAGTATCTAGAGCAATAGAGCAGGAATGGTTTGATCAAAGCAGAACTACTCAAAATAGATATGTTTCTAATTGGAATAATTTTCATCAGTTAAGATTATATGCCAGAGGAGAACAATCAGTGCAGAAGTACAAAGATGAATTAGCCATTAATGGTGACTTGTCATATCTTAATTTAGATTGGAAACCTGTACCGGTTATTTCAAAGTTTGTTGATATTGTAGTTAACGGTATGTCTCAGAAATCTTATGATATTAAAGCATACGCGCAAGATCCTGAATCATTAAAAAATAGAACTGCATACGCAGAATCAGTTCTTAGAGATATGTACTCTAAAGAATTGGTTAATAAAGCAAAAGAAAAATTAGGCCAAGACTTTTCAGCATCTCCTTTGCCTCAAGCAGAATTGCCCCAAAGTAAAGAAGAATTAGACTTGCATATGCAATTAACATATAAACAGTCTATTGAGATAGCGGAAGAAGAGGCAATAAACAATGTATTAGATGCTAATAAATGGGACTTAATTAGAAGAAGATTAAACTATGATCTAACCGTATTGGGTATTGCATGTGCTAAAACAAACTTTAATGTTGCGGAAGGTATTAGAACTGAGTATGTTGATCCAGCTTATTTAGTGTACTCATATACAGAAGATCCAAACTTTGAGGATATATATTATGTTGGCGAAGTAAAAGCCGTGACCATACCGGAGTTAAAAAAGCAATTTCCAGATCTCACCGAAGAAGAATTGTACAAGATACAACAAATGCCGGGTAATAGACAATATATAACCGGTTGGGGTAACTACGATGAAAATACTGTTCAAGTAATGTATTTTGAATACAAGACTTATATGAACCAAGTATTCAAAATAAAGAAAGGCGAGAATGGATTAGAAAAATCTATTGAGAAAACAGATGAATTTAATCCACCGGAAAATGATAACTTTGAAAAAGTATTTAGAACTATAGAGGTATTATATACTGGAGCAAAGATATTAGGTACCCAAACAATGCTAGAATGGAAGTTATCTGAAAATATGACTAGACCATTTGCTGATACAACTAAGGTTGAAATGAACTATGTTATTTGTGCGCCTAGAATGTACAAAGGCAGAATTGACTCTACAGTTAATAAGATAACTGGGTTTGCCGATATGATACAGTTGACTCATTTAAAGTTACAGCAAGTAATGTCTCGCTTAGTTCCTGATGGAGTATTTGTTGACGTTGATGGCTTAGCGGAAGTTGACTTAGGTAATGGTACAAACTATAATCCGGCTGAAGCGTTAAACATGTATTTCCAAACTGGTAGCATTGTAGGTAGATCATTAACGCAGGAGGGAGGAATGAATGCAGGCAAAATACCTATCCAGGAATTAAATAGCTCTTCAGGTCAAGCTAAGATAGCATCGTTAATACAAACGTACCAATACTATTTACAATTAATAAGAGACGTTACTGGATTGAATGAGGCAAGAGACGGAAGTATGCCAGATAAAGATTCATTAGTTGGATTACAAAAGATGGCAGCTAACGCTTCAAATACTGCTACAAGACACATATTGCAATCAAGTATGTTTTTAACATTAAGAATATGCGAAAACATATCACTTAGAATTGCGGACTGTTTAAATTATCCTTTAACAGCAAAAGTAATGGAGCAAAGTATTACTACTTATAATTCAAAGACTTTAGAGGAAATGAAAAAATTGAATCTACATGACTTTGGTATATATTTAGAATTAGAACCAGATGAAGAAGAGAAAGGTATGGTTGAACAAAATATACAAGTTGCTCTAAAGACTGGTAGTATAGATCTTGACGATGCTATAGATATTAGACAAATAAAAAATCTAAAATTAGCAAATCAATTATTAAAGTTAAGAAAAGCCAGAAAGCAAAAAGCAGCACAAGAAGCTCAATTACAAAATATACAGGCACAAGCGCAAGCAAATCAACAAACTGCCCAGCAAGCCGCTTTATTTGAGGTACAGAAACAGCAAGCATTGACACAAGAAACTGTGAACATTGAAAGAGCTAAGTCGCAATTTGATTTACAAAGAATTCAAATGGAAATGCAATTTAAGCAACAAATGATGGAACAAAAGTTTCAATACGATATGCAATTGGCTCAAGTAACTTCACAAGTAAAAACACAAGGATTAGAATTAGCAGAGGATAGAAAAGACAAACGTACTAAAATACAAGCAACTCAACAATCTGAACTAATAGATCAAAGAAAGAATAACGCATTACCTAAAGACTTTGAATCAGAAGATGAAGATCTTATGAGTACATTAGGTATGGGGTAAAAAATATTAACCAATTTTATATTATTATATTATGTCAGAGATTATTAAACAAGAGGGAGACTTTAAAATAAGTAAACCTAAAAAGCCAAAAAATTTAAACAAGCAGGCTGAAGTTACAAAGGTTGATTTTGTAAATCACGAAAAAGAACCTGAAGTTTTAAAAGTAGTTATACCAACATTAGAACAAGATAAAGATGCCGTTCAAAAGCAAAGCACAGATGAAAGCATGTTACTCCCAGAACAACCCGAAGTGGGATTGCAAGAAGTGGTCGAAGGAGACAAAGGGACCATTGAAAATGTTATACATGAAATCTCCAACGAAGAGGTAGAGTCAGTTATTACTGAAAAAGAAGTTGAAAAACATATTCAGGAACAAGTTGCTACAGGTAAACCATTACCCGAAAATATCGAAAAGTTAGTTTCTTTTATGGAAGAAACAGGTGGAGATATTAATGATTATGTTAGACTTAATACAGATTACTCATCTATTGATAATGAACTATTATTAAAAGAGTATTATAAAAAATCACGTCCACATTTAGATATGGAAGAAATTGAATTCATGATGGAAGACACTTTCAGCTATGATGAGGATGAGGATGAAGAGCGAGATATTAAAAAGAAAAAACTCGCGTTTAAAGAAGAAGTTGCAAAAGCACGAACTTTCTTAGAAGACCTTAAAGGAAAATATTATCAGGAGATCAAGTTGAGACCTGGAATGTCCCAAGAGCAAAAAGAGGTTAGTGACTTTTTCAATAGATATAAAAAGAATGAAGAAGAGTCCAAGGCGCGGCATGAACGTTTCAAACAGGAAACTAAAAAATTATTTACAGACGATTTCAAAGGTTTTGAATACAATGTAGGTGAAAAAAGATTTAGATATACTGTGCAAAACAACGAACAGGTTGCAGAAAAGCAATCAGACATTAACAATTTTATTGGGAAGTTCCTAGATAAAGAAGGTAATGTTAGTGATTCTAAAAACTACCACAAGGCTTTATATACCGCTATGAATTCCGACAAGATTGCTCAACACTTTTACGAACAAGGTAAAGCTGATGCAATTAAAGAGGTAATGACTAATTCTAAAAATCCTAGTTTAGCACAACCTAGACAAACGTCCGGAGAAGTGTTTATCAATGGATTAAGGGTTAAGTCTGTTAGCGGTTTAGATTCTTCAAAATTAAGAATACAAACAAAAAAATTTAACAATTAAAATTAACGATTATGTCAAATGTGACTCCACAATTCGGTTCAATTAAACCGTCTCAAAAACAACAAGCGTTAGAAACAAATTACTTAAACTTCGCAAACGGAAGTGGTAATGATTTCGCGCAACAATATTTACCAGAAATCTACGAAGCAGAAGTAGAGCGTTATGGAAACAGAACTTTATCTGGATTCTTACGTATGGTAGGTGCTGAAATGCCTATGTCTTCTGACCAAGTTATTTGGTCTGAACAAAACAGATTACACATTGCTTACAATGATGTAACTGCGGCTACTGCTACTACATTGACTTTCACTACTGGTGGTACTGGAAAAAACTTTGTAGCTAACGCTATTTCTCCTGGACAAACATTAGTAGTTATGGATCCAACAACAGGTAAAGAATTAAAAGTTCTTGTTACTGCTTCTACAACTGTTTCTACTACAGCTACTATTACAGTTGCTACTTATACTCAAGCTAGTTTGTTCTCTGGAACAGTAGTATGGAGTGCTGCAAATACAAATCTTAAAATCTTTGTATACGGTTCTGAATTTAAAAAAGGTACTACAGATGCTTCAATTAACGCTGTAACTCCTTCTTTCACTCAATTCAACAACTCTCCTATCATCATCAAAGAAAGATACCAAATTTCTGGTTCTGACACTGCTCAGATTGGTTGGGTTGAAATTGCTACTGAAGATGGAGCTGGTGGATTCTTATGGTACTTGAAAGCAGAATCTGAAACAAGATTACGTTTTGAGGATTACTTAGAAATGTCAGTTATTGAAGGTGAATTAGCTGCTGCTAGTTCTGGTGTTGCTAACATTGCTGCTACAGGTGATGGTGCTGTATACAAAGGAACTCAAGGTCTTTTTGCCGCTATTAAAGATAGAGGTAATGTTGTAAATAACTTTACTGCCGTTGGTGGTTTAAGTGATTTCGATTCTATCTTGAAAAACTTAGATACTCAAGGAGCTATTGAAGAAAACATGTTCTTCTTGAACCGTGCTACTTCACTTGATTTTGATGATATGCTTGCTTCTTTATCTTCTGGTGCTCAAGGTGGTGTTGCTTACGGTTTGTTTGAAAACTCTGAGCAAATGGCTTTGAATTTAGGTTTCTCTGGTTTCCGTCGTGGATCTTATGATTTCTACAAAACAGACTGGAAATACTTGAACGATGCTTCTACACGTGGTGGAATTGCTAACACTTCTATTGATGGCGTACTTATTCCTGCTGGAACATCTACTGTATACGATCAACAATTAGGTACTAATATCCGTAGACCTTTCTTACACGTACGTTACCGCGCTAACCAAGCAGACGACAGACGTATGAAGTCTTGGATCACTGGATCTGTTGGAGGTGCTTACACTTCTGATCTTGATGCAATGCAAGTACACTTCTTGTCTGAAAGATGTTTAGTTACTCAAGCAGCTAACAACTTCGTGTTGTTCACTGCATCGGTATAAACCAATGGTGATATTACCCCTGCTTTATCGGTGGGGGTAATTATTACCTTTTAAAAAAATTATTAAATTATATTATATTATGAAACAAAATACAAAAGAAACAGTAGTTGATCAAGAAGTAGCAAACGAAGTTGTTACAAACACAAAAACTCAAGAGCCAAAACAAACAAAGAGTACTTGGGAAATTAAAGATAGAACTTATATAATTGCAGAAAGTGCATTCCCATTAACATATACATTACAATGTAAGCATACCCCTAGGTATCCATTGTTATGGTTTGATCCAGAAACAAAAGAACAAGTAGAATTAAGATATGCTACTAATCAGAATTCACCATTAGTTAAGGATCAGAAGGGACAAGTAACACTAGGGCATGTTGTATTTGAGAACGGAACATTATTTGTTCCAAAAGAAAAACAAAATTTACAAAAACTATTATCTATTTATCATCCAGGACTTAATATAAAGTATACAGAATTTGATGCAGCTATTGAAGCAGAAGATGATTTAGATTATTTAGAATTAGAGGTTGATGCAATGAATGCGGCTTTTGCAATGGATATTGATATGGCTGAGGCGATTGTTAGAGTAGAGGTTGGTTCTAGAGTCAATAAGATGAGTTCTAAGGAAGTAAAAAGAGATTTACTACTATTAGCTAGACGAAATCCTTCTTTGTTCTTAGAATTGGCCAATGACGATAACGTGCCTTTAAGGAACTTAGCAATTAGAGCAACTGAAACTGGAATTATTAAACTATCACAAGATCAAAGAACATTTATGTGGGGAGAGAATGATAGAAAATTGATGACAGTACCATTTGATGAAAATCCATATTCTGCAATGGCAGCATTTTTCAAAACAGATGAAGGCATTACAATCTTTAAGTCTATAGAGAAAAAACTTAAATAATACGTAATACTAATATATAAGCGGATATTGTAAATTAAACTGCAGTATCCGCTTAATATTATAATAAAAATAGCAAATGGCAGTAAGCGTAGACACAGTATATAGAACCGTTTTATTAATTATAAATAAGGAGCAAAGAGGTAACTTAACTCCCGACGAGTTTAATAAGACAGCTACTCAAGTCCAATTAGAAATATTCAATGAATATTTTGAAGATCTTAATCAGGTATTAAGAGTACAGGGCAACGATAGCGAATACTCAGATAGAATAAAAAACCTAGAAGAAAGAATAGCTTTTTTTCATGCATATGGTAATTGTACTTTCTTAGTCGATCATTTTACAACTCCAGACGCAGCTAACTTTTATAAGATAGGTACTGTTGTATACAAAGGAGAAAAAGAAGTTCAATATGTACAACCAAATGAACTATTAGAAATAATGTTATCTCCTATAACAAAGCCGTCTCTTTATTGGCCGGTATATGAATATAAAAACTCAGATATATACATATACCCAAAAACAATAAAATCAGATATATCTTGTACATATATAAAGAAGCCTTTAAATCCAACGTGGAATTTTACATTAGGCACTAATAATCAATATATTTACAATCCACTTACTTCTCAAGATTTTCAACTACATCCTATTGAGCAGACTAATTTAATAACCAGAATATTACTTTACTCAGGTATTGTCATTAGTGATCCGCAAATAGTTGGAATAGCTGCTCAACAAATTCAAGCAGAGAATATTAATTCAAAATCATAACATAATATGTCAACTCCAAATAATGGATTAATAACAGAAACTAATAGACAATACTACGAGGGAGCGCAAGGCTTTAATGTAATCTATATAAATGACGGAGAAAGCAGGCCTACATGGACTTCTTCTTTTGAAACTACATTTAATACTGATTTAATATTTGGTAGTTGGGACCCTAACGATATTAACTATGCTCTAAATAACTTTAAATTATATTGGAGTGCTACTGGATTTCCTGGCACATTTGAGGAAGTTATTTTACCATACTCAGTAAATGGAAATACTATAACATATGTAAATACATTATTACCAGCTTCTGATAGTTTTTTAGTTGTTCAATTGAAAACATTAAGCGGTGGAAGATATGGAGATTTAGATGATCCAGCTACATTAGCTTATGGAGAAATAACAGAGCAAAATTATGGTAGTTACTCTTATATTACGCTTAATGATGTTATTAATAACTTTATGGTTGCTTATGTCGGCCATGGCAAATTAATAAATACTGTTAAAAGAACAGACGTTATATTCCACGCTAAACGAAGTATGCAAGAGTTTAGTTATGATACTTTAAAAAGTATTAAATCACAGGAATTAAATATACCGCCTAGTCTTAGCGTTATCATACCACAAGACTATGTTAATTATGTAAAGATGTCCTGGATAGACCATTCAGGGGTAAAACATCCTATATATCCATCAAACAATATAACTATAAGCCCATATGAAAATCCAATTCAGGACAATAGGGGTATGCCAATTCAAGATAATTTTGAATCAAACATAACAGGCACATCGATAACAGAGGAAAGATGGGGAACAAACAACAAGGACCGTATAACATTTGATATAGACAACTTTGTAGGTGACTGGTATAATGGAGATATGTGGTTGCAAAGTGCTTTTTATGGCAGAAGATATGGTATTGATCCCCAGTATGCTAATATAAACGGTTATTTCACAATGAACGAAAGAGAAGGTAAAATATCTTTTAGCAGTGATTTAGTTGGTAAATTAATAGTATTAGAATATATATCAGATGGGTTGGCTTATGATTTAGACTCTAGAGTGCCTAAATTGGCTGAGGAGGCTATATACGCATATATTCTTCATGCGATAATTTCAACAAGAGCTAATCAACCAGAATATCTTGTTAATAGATTAAAGAAAGAAAAAAGCGCTAAATTAAGAAATACTAAAATAAGATTATCCAATATTAAATTAGAAGAAATTACACAAGTTCTAAGAGGAAAATCTAAATGGATTAAACACTAATAAAATGGCTGAAGTAAAAAATAGTTTCTTACAATCAAAAATGAATAAGGATTTAGATGATAGACTTATTCCTAACGGTCAGTATAGAGATGCTTTAAATATATCTGTTGGTAAATCAGAAAACGATAGTATTGGTGTTTTACAGAACGTACTTGGCAATGCAAAATTAAACCAATTAAGTTCTTTAGATCAAACGTTAACATGCGTTGGTGCCTTTATGGACAACCAAAATAATAGAATATATCAATTTCTAACTAACTACACCGATTTAAACCCTGAAGACATAACATTATGCGACAGTATAGTTCCTCCGGCTGGCGGGTGGATTATGAAGATCACTGTTTATGATTTTAATACAAGCCCTCAATATAAAACATTAGTGTCAGGTACTTTCTTAAATTTTTCAACAACAAATTTAATATTAGGTGTAAATCTAATAGAAGGACTTTTATTTTGGACAGATAATAGAAATCAACCACGTAAAATAAATATTAGTAGCGCTACTGTAAATCCGTTATATTATACTACAGAAACTCAAATATCAGTAGCGAAATATGCTCCTGTTGATCCTATATCTTTATTCAAAAAGGCAAGTGCGAAAATAACAGATATAACAGGTTCTATATATTCATTTGAAGATGAAGTTGGCACTATAACAGTTGGTATGACTTTGATTTCTAATCCAATGCTAGATACTGGTTACTCTATTGTAACAAATGTTGAGGAAGGAACTTTTGAACTATATACATTCGACAGCAATATAGCGGTTGGTGATACATTAACATTTTTAGGATCTACCATGTCTAATAAATCAGATGACCCAGATTGGCCTGGTGATCCATCTTTTTTAGAAGATAAATATGTTAGATTTAGTTATAGGTTTAAATTTGACGATAATGAATATTCTTTAATTGCTCCGTTCACTCAAATAGCATATATCCCAAAACAAAAAGGATATTTTATAAACGGTAATGAATCATCTGCTTACAAGAGTACCGTTATTAGCTGGATGGAAAATAATGTTAATAATATAGAATTGTTAATACCATTGCCTGATACCGGAAATAATATTAGAGATTCCTATAAAATAATCAGTTTAGATATATTATATAAAGAGTCTGATGCCTTATCTATAAAGGTATTAGACACTATCGACTATGTAGCTATACGCCAATCCTCCCCTGATACTAATGTATATAATTATCCGTACCAATCACAAAAACCATTTAAAACTCTACCAGACGATCAAATAACTAGAGTATATGATAACGTGCCTGTTAGAGCATTAGGACAAGAAGTAGTAGGTAATAGAGTTGTTTACGGTAACTTCTATACTATGTATTCGCCTCCTCAATCAATAAACTACAATACAACTATATTACAAAAGTCTAGTGCTTTTAATAATTTTATAGAATATCCAAACCATACTATAAAGCAAAATAGAAACTATCAAGTAGGTTTTATATTAGCTGACAAGTTTGGTAGACAATCGTCTGTTATATTATCAACAGTTGATTTGCAATCCACAAGTGTAGGAGGAAGAGTATTTGGCGGATCAACGTTATATGCTCCGTACGAAGATAAAAATTCAATGAATATACCAAGTGTGAAGAATTGGTTTGGTAATGCAATAGTTGCTGTGGTAAATAGCACGGTAAATTCAGCAAGAGACATTCAAGCAGGAACTCCGGGTTTATATGCAGAACCAACTTCTGCTATTGGATTTATTGTGTTACCTGATTCTACTACTATAACTGACAATTCGTATGAATTTACTATAGATTCAAGTGCTAGACAAGTTGTTCCGGTTATTGGGAATAGTTTGCGAGGAGCTTACACTGATTATGTAACAGTGACTGATGCAGAAGAGACAGGACCGGATACTTATTTTATCAATACTAATGGTAGGGTTAATGACTTATATCTATCAAATCCAGCAAATCCAGTAGACACTAAGTTTGCATATAATATAAATGAAATAGGTTGGTATTCTTATAAAGTTGTAGTTAAACAACAACAACAAGAATACTACAATGTATATCTACCGGGAATGTTAGATGGATACCCTAGTGATCAAACTTACGACTCGCAAGTAGTATACACCGGCGGTGTTGCTTCAACTCAGAACGGAATAAATATAACTGATTTCCCTGTTGGCGAAGTTGGAAAAACAGGTCATATAGTTTTAATAAACGACAATATAAATAAAGTACCAAGAGATTTAGTAGAAGTTGGACCAGATCAAAAGTTATATAGAAGTAGTGTTTCTTTGTATGGTAAAGTGGAGAATTCAGCAATTTTACTATCTGTAATCGCTGATGAAGATTATTTAATAACAAACCCACTAGAAACATCGATAGTATATAAACTATCAGACAACGGAGGTATTGACGGAATGATAGTTTCTGTTGTAGCGGGTAACGGTATTCAATCAGATGAGGCTAATACTCCAGTTGACAATCCTAAAAGATGGTATGCTAATACAGCAGTTGTCTCAAATGAATTGTATTCTTTTAATGTAACAAATAGTGTTTTAGCAGAGATAGGCGATACAATTATAGTTTTAACAGTTCCTCATGAAAATATAGAAGTTGACGATCAAGTTGTTTACGAAATAGCAGGCGCTAAGTATTATAACTCTGTTTCGGTTGGCGGAACTACAGATATAACATTAAATGATACTTTAACCGTGGATATTCCCGCGGATACGGTTATAAAAATTATTAGACCAAGCCACGGTAAAATTACTTTTAGTCCGCCAAACTGGGTTAATAACGATGGCGCAGATGTATATTTAAACTATACTATATCAAAAGGAGAGAACATTCAGTATTTCCCAACAAGAAAAGCCGATATTGTAACGGCTATTGCTACCTCTGCAGATTTTAATTTCTTAGAGAATAATGTAAATAATATAAAAGGCACTGCAGGTTTAAATTTTTATCAATTACAAACGTCGCCTAGTATTGGTAGAGTTTCTGTGGTTAATCCAATAGGCGTTACCAGTGATATAATGACGCCATATCTAAGCGTATATGAAACAACTCCGGTTGTATCCGCTTTGCAATTATTTTACGAAACCACTTCTACTGGACTTATATCAGATCTAAACTACGATGTTTTAGTTGGTTACGATGGGCCTGTAGAATTTAGTAATATTAATTTTGTATTTAATGAAGATCAAGATAAAGATGGGTCCGGTTCAAGCGAAGGAGAACCGGATTCAAAATGGATAACTAATACTTTTACTCTTTTAAACAACACCGGAGTTCCTATATCTTTTATAGGCGATCCAATATTAGTATCTGTTTTTGATAATTTTGGTACAGATGTAACATCTTCTTTTGGAGTTAGCTTAGAAACACCATTTGATCCAAACACAATAAGGATATTTATTAATAATTCATTTGCTTTTATACACACATCAAATATTTTTGGAAACTTTACATTCCAAATAAAAACAGAATGGAGTCCCGGTCAATTCATAACATTACCAGTTTATGGGCGCTTAAGAAATATCGCTCCTTATTTTACACAAGCTGCTGAGGATTATAATATTGAAATATCTGTAGATGATCCATTTAATAATAGTCAAGGTATAGAATATATAACCGCAAGCAATGGTTCTTTTAATACCGGTCAGCAAAGTCAAATAAACTTGTATTGGAGTATAATAGAAGGTAATTCAAACAATTATTTTAAAATAAACAGTTCAAGCGGGCTATTATCTTTAATTAATCCAGATATACCTATTGGTATATATGCGTTAAAAGTTATGATACAAGATGCTTATAGTTCTGGTCCTTTAGTAGGTGATCCCGATTATTTTGGGACGTTGTCAAGGGAAATTGAATTTAATATCACTATAACACCTCCTCCGGTTCCTACTAGTTTATTATATGAAACAGATGAGTTTGTTTGGAATCATGATACTGCGTGTAGCGGTTCTAATGTAATTGGTCAAGGTTATGCGGCCTTTTATATAGGAGAATTAGATTTAAGTCTTAATGTTGTTAATAGAAATGATGGATTACCAAATATTATGGCTACCAGTCCAGCTGCCACGTCAAGAGCATTTCAATCATACGTGAATGTAGGTCAAGCAAATGGATTAATATTTGGATCATCAAATCCTCCAATAGGATTGACTAGAGGTACTTTAGAGTGGGTCATATCAAATGTTGGTAGAAACTTATATCCAAATGTTGGAGCAATTGATACTGTTCAAAAGAAAAGTGCATATTTGAACACACAAAGGCAGGGTGACTTAGAATATATATTATACTATAGAGCAAATAGTTCTAATGCATGGTACCCAACTAGAGACGATAATGGTTTTCCAACGACTATACCAACAACTCCTGTATGGAGATCTGTAGTAGATTTAGAAATGTCTTTGTATCATTTTACTTGGACAAAGTTAAAAACAGCTGTAGCAGCAGGTAGTACGTCGTTAACATTGATAGTACCTAGTTTTCAACCATTGCCAAAAGCTAATGATTATATTCAAATAGGTACTACGTATTACGAAATAAACGCAGTCTATGGGAATGTAAATGAAATAACAATAATATTAGAAACTGGCGTTTTAAGCACCGTGGCCGCTGGCACAGATCTTAAAGTTATTAGAATTCCGGAAAATAGTCCAGGCGAGGTTTTAAAACAAACTTCTTTTACAACATCTAATCCAGGTGAGTATTGCCTTGTTTTAAAGTACACTTATAAAAGAGAAGTTGCGAATTATACGTTTTCAAGAAACACAGATGGCATTGGAGTCAGCGATATAGTTGACCTCAGTCCGGGTGTCGCTGTAATGGTTGGTGATGTTGCTACATGGACTACAAATTCTCCTCTTGCTAGCTATTCAAGGATAGTTCAAAGTGTTACAAATATTTCAACTGGTCAACGTATAAATATGAGTGGAGCAAATGTTGTAATACCAGATGGTACAACATTGATATTTACTAGAACAAACCCTAAAAATTTGTATTGTACCACTATCGACATGTTTGGTAAAGTTCAGACCAGAGACGTAAATAATAACCCTGACGGTATAAAATATGATGTTGCTATAAATTCTATTTCAGACTATCCATATAGTACATCTCCTGACTTTAAAGAAAGTGTTGCACTTGGGTTTGATTATTTAGCAGACGCTTCTTTAGTTGCTCAACCAGCTATATCAAATGAGGTGGAATTGACAAGTATAGAAATGCCTAAGTATATAGATCAAATGGTAGGTAAAATAACTCCAGGATTATATATATTTACTTCTGGATATACTAACTGGGTTGGTGACCCATATTTTAATGCGGATACGCAGATTACAGCAGTTAATGAGACTACTAAAAAACTGACATTAAGTTCTTTGATTAAAACACCAATTCCAGCAGATACTAAAATAGTTTTGGCTATTAGACCTGATTCTAGTTTAGGTTCTACTGGATCATTATGGACAACTTCAAACAATGGATTAGCAATAACACAATTTTATTCAGACGAAGACAGATTGATACCTTGGCAACCAGCTTTTAGTGATAGATTTTGTATTTATAGAAATGCGGATAGAGACTATAGCGAGGTAATAACGGACGGGCCGATAACATGGAGTTATGCGCCTCCAGTCGGTA